ACTAAGGGACAAGCAGGCGCGGGCTGAAAAGGCCGCCAGCCTGTTAAGGCATGAGCTTTTTATCGAGGCGTTTGATCATTTGGACGCCAAGTTTATCGAGGCGTGGAAGTCGAGCGAAGTGGCCGACACCGAGGCACGCGAGCGTATTTATAACCTAAGCCAAGCGCTTTATGCTCTAAGGGGGTATTTCCAAAGCGTGGTCGAGGATGGTAAGTTGGCAGAGGCGCAGATAGAAGAGTTAAAGCGCCGCAATATTATTAACAACATAAGGTGATGACATTATGGTCGATAATCCAAATGGAACCGACGTTTTATCAATGAATGACGCATTAAGCCTTCTGAGCAATCCGCCAGCGGATACTGCGGCAGAAGAGAACGAGGCTCAAGAAGAGCCTCAACAGCCCGAGGCTGAGGCACTAGATGCCGCCACCGATAACGCTGACGAGGCGCCGGATGACGACATTGATGATGATGAAGCCGCTGACGGCGAAGATGACTATGATGATGATGAAGACGACGAAGTTGTCGAGGAGCCTCAACAAAAGTACGAAGTCAAAATTGACGGCGAGACTATTGAGGTAGACCTAGATGAACTGCGAAACGGTTATCAGCGTCAGCAGTCATTTACTAGGAAGTCGATGGAATTGGCTAACCAGCGCAAAGCCTTTGAACAAGAGGCGGCCGAGGTTAAGCAGATGCGCGACACCTACGCACAGCAACTTGATTTGTTGAGCGCCCAAATCCAACAGACAGTCCAGCAGGAACCTGATTGGAGAGCATTAGCCGAAACGATGAGCGAGCGTGACTTGTTCCTAGCTAAGACCGAATGGGATCAGTACAAGGAACAGCAGAAGACAGTCGAAGCCGAAAGGCAACGCGTCGCGGAACAGCAGATGCAGGATCGTCAGCGCAATCTGGAAAAGCACTTACAGCACCAGCGCGCCGATATGTTGCACCGCATACCTGACTGGCAGAATGACGAGACACGGGAAACCGAGCGTCAGGAAGTCATCAAGTACGCACAACGTCGTATTGGGTTCAGCCAAGAAGAGATTGCCAACGCGTCTGACGCGCGGGCTATCGAGCTTCTTTACAAAGCGTGGAAGTGGGACAACCTTCAGTCGAAGAAACCCGCCGCCAAAAAACGCACCCGACAGGCGCCAAAGATGGCTAAGGCAGGACGCCCGAAAACCAAGCGTGAAGTTGCTACACGTTCTCGGCAAGAAGCGAAAAAGCGTTTTCAAGACGCTGGAACCGTGGATGCCGCTGTTGAGTATCTAATGGGCAGGTAGCCCGAGGAGTAAATTGCAATGACTGTGTTTGCGACAAGCGCGGCAATCGGCGAAAGAGAACAGCTCGCCGATATTATATACCGCATTGATCCGGCCGAAACGCCGATCTTTTCTAACGTAAAAAAAGAAACCAGCAATGGTATCTTTACTGAATGGCAGGTTCAGGAGTTGACCGCCGCGTCAGCGACTAACTACCACAATGAAGGTGCGACGACTGCAACAGCCGCCGCAACCCCAACATCACGCGTGGGCAACTACCACCAGATTTCCAAAAAGGTCTTCGCGACTTCTGGCACTCTGGATGCAGTTGATACAGCCGGACGCGAACGAGAGCACAACTATCAAAAAGTGTTAAAAGCGCTTGAGCTTCGTCGTGACATCGAAAAAGCAATCGGTGACACCGACGTTGCCCGTTCTGGTAACGACCCACGCAAGTCAGCGTCTCTGAGTTGCTGGCTGACGAATGGTAGTGTGGGTGCCGGAGCTGGCGCCTTTGCGACTGGCGACGGTACTGACACAGTGACCGGCGGCACCGACCGTGCGTTGACGCTTGCCCTCATTGAAGACGGCATGCAGGACGCTTGGACTGATGGAGGCAATCCTCGTCTGATGGTTATGAGTGCGACTAATCGTGCGAATTTTTCAGATTTAAGTGCGACTGGTAACTTGGTGACTAACGACGTAAACATGACTGCCGCCAAGGAAGTCACATACGTCGGCTCGACTTCTGTGTTCCTGACAGACTTCGGCACCGTCGAGGCGGTTCCATCACGTCTGATGGGTAACGACCGGACGTTCTTAGTTGACCCAGACTTTGTGTCAATTTGCACACTGAACGGTCGTAACTTCCTTGAGGAAGACTTGGCAAAAGACGGCGACGCCACAACTAGCCACCTTGTGGTTGAGTGGGCGCTCAAGCCAACTGCGCCAAAAGCACACGCAATGATTTTGGACTTGAACGGTTCGTAATCTTACTGAGGGGGCGGGAGACTGCCCCCTCTCTTCTAATTCATAGGTGGGATATGAAGCGCGTAGTACAAAAAGACCCAACAACCGGCAAAGAGATTTACCTGCATCAAAACAGCGACGGCTCGACACACCTTGAGCAAAAGCAGAGTTTTGAGGGTTTGGTAAAACTAAACCGGCAGATGAGTAACGACTACACCAAGGGTAACATGATCGGCAACACCCAGCGCCACATGCAACATGTAGCGGAAATACCAAACGTCGTGTATAATCACTTGATTGAGACGCTTGGCACACCGCAGGAAAACCCGAAGGGTTGGAAGGCGTGGCTGAACGATCATCAGAACCGTGATTTTAGAACAGGCGGCGGAACCGTATAATGGCAGTCGATACCTACAACAATCTGAAGCTGGCGATAGCCGACTTCTTGGCGCGCGACGATTTAACCGCGCAGATACCTGACTTCATCACAATGGCTGAGGCTCGCATGAGCCGAGAGCTGGAAACACGCAGTCAGGAAAAGCGCGTCACCGCGTCGACTGTTGGGGGTAACGAATATCTAGCCCTGCCAAATGATTTGCGCGAGGTGCGCGAGGTGAAGTTAAACACTACGCCGCTTACCGTACTGTCTTACTACAGCCCGTCAGCCCTAGACACAAAGTTTTCGTCGGGCGGTCAGGGCAAGCCGTTGGGTTACAGCATTGTGGGCGACGAGATCAAACTGCGCCCCGTGCCTGACACAACATACACCGTGGAGATTATTTACATCGGCACGGTCGAGGCTTTGTCAGCCACAAACCAGACAAACAACATCCTGAGCCGGTCGCCGGATGCCTACCTTTACGGCGCACTAGCCGAGGCGTATGCTTTTCTGTTAGATGAGGCGCGTGCGTCGCAATACCTGCAACGGTTCAACCTTGCTCTTGAGGAGATCAAGGTCGATGAGCAACGCTCGCATTATGGCACTGGATCGTTGTTTATCAGCAGTGTATATCAACGCCAAAATTCAGCAGTGGAGAATTAACAATGTCGGCTATGAGTGACTATTTAGAGCTGGAAATCCTTGACCATATTTTAGGCACGGGTGCTTACGCGATGCCATCAGCCGTATATGTCGGCCTGTCAACTGGCTCGTTTAACGACGACAATAGCGGCACCGAGCTTAGTGGAAATAACTACGCCCGCAAAGCTGTTACGTTTGGCGCGGCGTCATCTGGGGCCGCCACAAATAATGCCGCAGTTGAGTTTAACGCGGCCACGGGTTCTTGGGGTACTGTCTCGCACTTTGGCATATTCGACGCGGCGTCTTCGGGCAATCTTCTGATCCACGGCGCGCTGACTGCAAGTAAGGTTATCGAAACTGGTGACATCCTAAAAATCGCAATCGGTGATATGAGCATTACCGCCGCTTAGGGGTAGCCAATGTCTACTACCGCACCACTTGACCGGATAACTGGCACCCTAGATAGCTACACCTTTACGCTAGACACGTTGGGCGACAAGGTCGCGTGGACTGCTGTTGCGCTCGATCATATGAATGGTTGGGGTGCGCTTGATAATTGGAATTACGGTACGCTCGACGCGCTGGCGCTGGAAGTAAAAGTCGCGGCTGGTAGCGCAAGCGCCGCAATCACTGCATCTGCGTCAGGTGCAAGACTAAAAGGTGTCTCAGCGGCCGTATCTGCCTCTGTGGCGGCCTCTGGCACTGCCGGACGTACAAGGACAGTCTCGGCAAGCGTAACAGCCGTCAACACGGCTTCTAGCGCGTTTGCCCGCGTGCGGCCATTTGAGGCGCTGGTTAATGCAGTTGGCACGGCGACGTCTGATCTTAACCGTGTGCGCCCTATGGCGGCGTCGGCATCGATCTCAGCCAGCGCGACGTCTAACTCTAACTTTGTGACGCTTGGCAGTGGCGCGGCCAATATTGCTATTACACAAGCCACCAGTATAGTAGCTTTTTTTGCTGGCGCTGGCACATCGCAGGTGGCAGTGACTGGTGGTGTAACTATGGTTATACTCGGCGAGGATTGGACGAGCGTACAAGATACTGCGGCGACGTGGACTGACATACCCGACGCGGCCGGTATCTGGGCGACACAGACAACAACAAATGCAACTTGGTTGGCGCAATGATAAATTTTGGCGAGTGGCTACCGGATCAACCGGACTTTACAAACGCAGGCGTCGTTGAGGCCACAAACGTGATACCCGCGTTTAATGGTTATCGTCCGCTAAATCAGTTTATTAGTTTTAGCAATGCGGCCAGTGGCACAATACGAGGCATCTATGCGGCAAAAGATAACGCTGGAAACGTCAAGCTGTTCGCTGGCGATGAAGCCAAGTTATACAGTTTCAACGCCTCAACAAATAATCTGGACGATGTCAGCAAGGCTGGATCACCGGCCTATGATCTTATCAATGCAGAAAAATGGCGGTTTGTGCAATTTGGTGAGTACGTTATTGCGGCTGGCGGAACCGGCGAAGAGTTGCAAAAATGGCAATTAGGCACAGACACCGCGTTTTCTAATTTGGCCGGTTCACCCCCAAAAGCTGACTTTATCGCCGTGGTAAGAGACTTCGTGTGGACTGGCAATATCGACGAGGGGTCGGGTCGAGTACCGTATAAGGTTAGGTGGTCGGGCTTCAACGACATTGACGGCTGGACGACTGGCACCGATCAGTCTGACTTTCAAGAGCTACCGGACGCCGGTGCCATCACTGGTATGGTCGGCGGCGAATATTGCACGATACTTTGCGAGAAAGCTATCTTTCGCGCCACATACGCTGGCCCGCCTCTGATCTTCCAGTTTGACAAAGTCGAGAGCCAGCGCGGTTGTAGCATACCCGGCTCGGTCTGCAATTATGGCTCGATTGTGTTCTATTATTCCGACAACGGCTTTCACATGTTTGACGGTCAAAAGTCGACGCCGATCGGAAACGAGAAGGTCGACAAGTTTTTTGCAAAAGACTTTAACGCATCTTACAAAGACAACATGACTGCGGCGGTTGATCCACTAAACCAGATCGCGGTCTGGTCGTACACCAGCGCCGCCAGCACGACTGGACGCCCTGACCGCTTGCTGATTTACAACTACGCGCTGGGCCGCTGGTCAATCGGCAACGTAGACGCCGACTTTATTGCGCCATTCTTTAGCGCCGGTTACACGGTCGAGGATTTGGACAACCTGTCAGCTACGCTTGATGGCTTGACCACCGTACTCGACAGTCAACTATTCAGGGGCGGCGAGTTTTTCTTCGGTGGCGCTGTCGGCACGAAGTTGTTTACGTTTACCGGCGACCCGTTGCAGGCCACAATTACAACCGGCGAGGCGGCGCTCAGTATGGGTAAGCACAACATCGTCACCCGCGTGTACCCGTACCACGAAGATGGGTCGGTCGAGCTATTTGTTGGTATGCGCGGCACACCTACCGACGCGGTTAATTTTAGCGCGGGCGGCACGACAAATGCGGCTGGCTTTGTACCGTTTAGGGCGGCTGACAGGTATCACCGCGTAAAAATGTTGCTATCTGGCAACTGGTCATTTGCACACGGGATTGACGTAGAGGCCAGACAGGTTGGTAGGCGATGACGACTAGAACCGCAAACAATAGAATATTAAACCCGATTACGGCTACTACGCGTGAAATTGCCGAAGTGTTAAATCGGGCCATAAGCGGTGGATTGAATAGCTGGGATTATGTAACTTTGGGCGCTAGTGTTACTGAGACAACTCATAACGACCCGCGTTTTTCAAAAGAGAGTGTTGTGTTTTTTACATCAATAAACAATACGCCAGCTAATTCTGACCCGTATATAAAAAGCACTAGCACTAATGGAACTATGAAAATTGGACACACAAGTCACGGCTCTACACAAGAATACGCCTACCTTATTGTTAGCTGAGGATAGGCTTGGCGCCCAATGGGAACGGTGCGCCGAATATATCAGCGACGCACTGGCATATGCTGGCGGCACGCATACGATGGAAGATGTTTACCAAGCCGTGACTACCGGCAAGGCCCAGTTTCACCCGCTAGAGAAGTCTGCTATTATTACCGAGATAGTGGATTACCCACGGCGAGCAATCTGCCGAATATGGTTGGCAGGCGGTGAATTAGACGAGCTGATGGAAGCAGAAAAGTCTATCGCGGTTTGGGCTAAGTCGCTCGGGTGCGATGCGATGGAAATTATTGGCAGAAAGGGCTGGCAACGTCAGCTTAAAGATTACACCGCAACGGCGGTCATTTTGGCGAAGGATTTGAGCAATGAGTAAAGGCGGCGGATCAACACGCACAATTACCCAAACCAGCGGCCCACCGGCATACGCAAAACCGTTTCTTGAATACGGTATGTCGCAGGCCAAAGAGATGTATGAGGGTGGCCCGCCTCAGTATTATCCCGGCCAGACGGTTGTGGGTTATTCGCCCGAAAGTGAAATGGCGTTGTCAGGCCAGCGTCAGATGGCTATGTCTGGCTCGCCGTTTATTCCAATGACGCAAGCCGCTGTCATGCAGAACCTAATGGGCACAAACCCACTACAGTCTGCGGCGTTTAAGCCAGTGGTCGATCAGGTAGCGGCTCAGTTTTCCAGCGCCGGTCGTTATGGCTCAGGCGCACAACAGGGCGCTTTAGCTTCGGCTCTGGCGCCAATGGCGTATCAGGCGCAACAAGACGCAATCGCTCAAGCTCCGGCCGCGTATGATTTTGGGTTTAGCGATCTACGCAAGCTGGCAGAAGTTGGTGCGGCGCGCGAGGCGCAGTCACAGGCCGAGCTTGAGGCGGATATGCAACGCTTCCAGTTTGAACAGGAAAGCCCTCTTAATGCGTTGGCCAATTACATGTCGATTATTCAAGGCGGCACGGTTGGCGGCGAAAGCTCAAAGCCGGTATTTCGTCAGCCTATCGGCTCGGCGTTGTCTGGCGCACTAGGCGGCGCACAACTTGGCGGTCAATTTGGTATGGCGGGCTTGGGCGCGGCGGCAGGTGGTTTAGCGGGATTGTTGGGGGTTTAGTATGGCGCAGATGACACCGGCACAAAGATTTCTAATGATGACGCAGGGGCGTCAGACACGCCCTGTTGCCAACATGATGCGACAGTACCAAACGCCGGGCGGGATCACGCCGCCTATGGCGTTGCGTCGTCCAAAGCTACCGGCGCCAGCTATGCCAGCGGCATCGCGACTGTCACCAATGATGCAACGCATTGCAAGCAGATCTCTTATGCCGAGCATAACACCGTCCGCCGGTACAACAACGCCCCCAGCAACCACACCGCCAGCAGGCGGTCAGACTGGCGGGCTTATGGACGCGTTCAGCCAGCCGCTATCGTCACCAACGGGTCAGGCGATTAGCCAAGCCGCATTAGCAGGTGCGCGTGCCAGTGATTATGGGGAAACACCGGTATCTCTCGGCCGTGTATTGGCCGAGATGGGTGCGGCGGCTACTCAGGGTTATACGGGCGCGCAAGATCGTAATTTAGCGAATCTTCTGGTGCAGGCAAAGATTGCGGAAAAGGTGGCTACAACCGGTCAAGCGTTTAGCGGTACAGGTATGACGTCGCAGTCTTTTAACACACTGCTAAAAATTGGGCCAAAGATAAAAGCCGGAACAGCTACTCCGGCAGAAACAAATCAATATAATCTGGCGTATGGTTATTTAGCAAAGCCTCAAGTTAGATCATCGTTTGATGAGCAAGGAAACGAAACTAGAACTGTCGTGCCAGCTCAAGACTTGTCGCAATTTCCTACGCCTGCCGGTAGTCCCGCCGCTGGTCAGATCGGGTCGTCAACAACGAAGCCGTCAGCAGAAGCCATAAAGTCAGGCAAATTTGTAAAGTCTATGGAGAGTATGGCCTTAAACGTAAATAGATATAGACAGGCTCTAGGCAAACTGGACAGATTTACTGACATGCCTAGCGGTGCGGTAGGTACGCCCACTGATAATATGGCCGCCGCTACTGCTATTGCCGAAGCCCTTAGACTTAACTTAAAAGAGCTTTACGAGCTTGGCGCATTGGTCGGCGGTGACTTCCAAATATTAGATAATATGTTAACAAGTCCAAACACCGTAAAAGCTATAAAGGCTGGGCCTCAAGCCCTTATGATCCAGCTTGATGAGCTAGAAAGAGTTTTAGAACAAAAGCTCGCTGAAAAAGATGTTCAGCTTACTGGCACGTTTACAATGCCTATTGACGCAAGCAGTGAAGACGCTTGGAAAAAAGTTAAGCCGGGTCAGTATGCAAAACTGCCTGACGGTAGGGTTGTTATGAAAGGTGCGCCTCAATGACTAATTGGTACGACAATCTTGATGATGCGATAGACGTTGGCGCCGTAAAAACTGACGGTGATGTTAAAAGAGACTTCGACGTAATGGAGTTTGCCGCAGGTCTGGCTAGGTCAATCGGACAGGGCATTACGTTTGGGACTGCTGACGAGGCTGAGGGTTTTGTCAGAAGCATACTTGGCGATCAGACATACAAGCAGGCGCGCGATCAGGTTCGCAAAGAGCTTGACCAGTTTCGTTCTGACTATCCAAAAACTGCGTATGGCTCAGAGATTGCGTCGTCGATAGCTATGCCATTGGGCGTGGCTGGGTTGGCCGCTAAAGGTGTCGCAAAGGGCGCAACCAAATTAAACGCGCCGCTTGCCGAGGCTATCCGCCAAACCGTGACAAAGGGCGCGCAAAAAGCGCCAAAAGCTCTCACCGGTAAAACAGCCAAGGCGACAGGCATCAGCGCCGCTTATGGCGCCGGTGCGGCAGATGAAATGAGTGACGTGCCAGCATCAGCGGCGATAGCTGGCGGGCTTGGCGCGGGTCTGCAAAGAGCCGCACCAGCGGTGACAGCGGGCGCGGCAGAGCTTATCAAGAAGGGCGTGCCACTCACAGTCGGTCAAAAGTTTGGCGGCATAACTGGCGGCATCGAGGAGCGTCTAGCTGGGTTGCCGGTCGCTGACTTTCTGATAGGTGGCGCACGCAGACGAGCCGTAACTGGCTTTGAGCGTGCCGCGTATAATGATGCACTGGCGCCACTTGGACAGTCACTGCCAAAGGGTGTGAAGGGCCGTGACGCATATATCAAAGCCGAAATGATAATTAGCAAAGCGTATGACGATGTCTTAAAAGACATAAACATACCGTCGCCAAATCAGATAATATCGCAAATACCTGACGTTGCCTCCACACTGCCTAAGCAAGAAGCTGGCGTATATTCCAGAACAATAATGAAAGAGCTAGGCGATCGCGTAGTCGACGGCAGGCTAACAGGCACAGCTTTCAAAGAGGCGCAAAGCGCACTGCGTAAGGAAGCATATAAATATATGACGTCACCCGACGCTTATCAGCGCAGTCTTGGCGAGGCATTGAGCGATGCGGCTGAGGAGCTAACAACGACCCTTGGCAAGTTTAACCCAGACAAAGCTGGCACGCTCGCCAACATCGATGCGGCTTATTCTCGCTTCAAGCCTATGCAAATGGCGGCGTCTGCAAAGGGTATGGCCGGTGAGGTTACGCCTGCGAAACTATTAGAGAAAGTGTACTCACAGTCTCGTCGCTCACCGTCTGTTCTTGCTAGAGGCGGAGCGCGTATGCAGGATTTAGCAGAAACTGGCGCTAACGTAATCGGCACAAAAGTGCCCGACAGTGGGACAGCGGGTAGATTAGCTCTCGCGGCGGGAACCCTTGGCGGTGGCGCGGCCATCGACCCTGTAACGACAAGTATTATCGCTGGCGGTACTGGTGCTATTTATTCGCCGCTTGGTCAGGCTGTTATAAACAGGGCGCTTATGCCAACTGCGTCTGCCGCAATGCGCGCACCGGCCACCGCTGGTTTGTTATCGCAAGAGCTACCTCGCATACGCATTGACGATAGTATCCCATTCCGGCGCCGGATGGGGCAATGACGCGGGCGCGCAAATATGCTATAAATGCCTAACTAGGAGATAGATATGGCTAAGACAAAAATATCACAGTATGACGCCAGTGCGTCCAATAATACCGACATCGATAGTATCGATTTGGGCGAAGGGACAATGGTGCCAAGTGACGTTAACAACGCATTGCGCGAGGTTATGGCGCATCTGGCGGATATGAACGGCGGCACGTCAGCTATACAAGATACCTTCACGTTGTCTGATCCGACTGACGACACTAAGCGTGTGCGCTTCGATGCGGTAGGCGTTACCACCGGAAACACCCGCGTGCTGACTGTGCCGGATGCAGACGCCACAATCGCTGGCCTGTCTATCGCGCAAGAGTTTAGTGCAACGCAAAACTTCAACGCCACCACCCTGACTGACGGCGCGACCATTAACTGGGACGCATCAGCAAATCAGGTGACTAGCGTTACGCTTGCTGGAGATCGCACGTTTGCCGCGCCAACAAATCAAAAGGACGGCGGAGTATATGTTTTGACGCTAATTCAAGATGGCACTGGCACCCGCCTGATTTCTACTTGGAACACAGTCTTTAAGTTTGCTGGCGGCACGGCGCCAACGCTAACAACGACCGCGTCTGCAAAAGACGTCCTAGTATTTTTGTCCAATGGCACGAATATGCAAGAAATCGGACGCAGTCTGAACGTAAGCTAAAGGCGGTATTATGAGCAGTTTATTCGGTATTGGCGGCGGCGGTAACGTAGGTGCCAGTGGTGCTATTTATAGTCACACCATTGGCCAGTCTTTGCGGTTTGATGAAGGTCGAGCAACCAATCTCACCTTCACCCCTTCAAATACTGGCACTGATAATAAAAAATTTACATATTCAGTGTGGATTAAGAGAGGCCAAGAAAGTGCAGACGACCAGCATCTAATTCAATCACACAATGTGGGTACTGGCACTGGTCAAGGTCATGTGGGTCTTTTTATAGACGACTCAGCCAAACCACCTTCTTTAGATGTGTATAGCGATAACGGCTCTGGCATAAGGACAGGTACTAGATCATTGCGGGATTTCACCGCTTGGATGCACATATGTTTTGTATATGACACGACGCAGGCAACAAGCTCTAATCGTATCAGGATTTATGTCAACGGGAATGAAGATGCTGGTTCTGGGTATTATCCGGGCCAAGACACAACAATATCAAGCATGAATGTTAACGGCCGCAAACAATACATTGGTAAATATGTACAAGGGTTAACTCGCTACTTTAACGGCCTGATGGCTGAAATCCATATGGTTGACGGTCAGGCATTAGCTCCAACTGATTTTGCAGAAGAAAGCAATGGTGTCTGGGTGCCAAAGGAATATGCTGATAATGGCACAACCAGTCACGGTATAAATGGTTATCATTTAGATTTCGCAGACAGTTCAGCTTTAGGTAATGATGTGTCTGGAAATAATAATGATTGGACTGCTAACAACCTAGTCGCAGAGGATGTCGTGTTAGATACTCCGACTAATAACTTTGCTACGTTAAACCCATTATACCATTCATCGGCACAAGCTACTTTGTCGGAAGGTAACTTAAAAGCATCTACTGGCGGCTTTGTAAACGCCGCACACGGTTATGGCGCAGTATCAACATTTGCCATACCAAAGGATAAGAAAATCTATATTGAGGTGGAGTGTACAGATCAAACTGGTGATTTGTGGTCTGCTGGATTTGCTACTCAATCTGGGTTAGAGAGCGGCCCATCAAGCACAACTGTTGGTGGTTCAAACGCGATCACGATGTACAACCGTCAGGTTTATATAAATGGCAGTGAAAATGACTATGGGTCGAGTGCTGGGCTTGGTGGGCTGGGCGTGGCAAGAATGGCCGCCGGTGACATTCTTGGAATGGCGATTGATGGCGCAACCGGAAAAGTTTGGTTTAGCAGAAACGGCACTTATTTTGGTGCGCCCATAGGCCATAATTCTGGCGCTGGGTCAACCGGCGATCCGGTCGCGGGGACTAATGAGATAGGCACAATAACTGGTGGAACAACTGAGG